ACTAAGGAAGTACGATCATCTCTTACACGATCACCAACACGGCGATCAGGAGAAGGTACGGTAATGCTGAAGCTCTTGTATGAAGCTTTGTCAGCTGAAAGGTTAGATACCTTAACGTAGCCAACTACTTCAAATGCCTCAACACCTGGTAGACCGTAAACACCTTCATCGTTATAGCCAGAAAGACTATTTATTTGGTTGCCAGGCTGAAGGATAGCACCGGCTGAAGACTTGTATGTTGCCATTAGTTAGATGCCTCCTTACTCAGATACAGTGAAGGCTGTTGTGATGAAGTCCTTGTTCAAGTTCGCAAAGCCGGCATAAAGTTGCCATATAAGAATGATAAACCTACTAAAGTCATCATTATTATTAATTAGAACTTGAGCGTTTGGACCACCAATACCTACACCTATAGCCTGAGGGCCGAAGAATAGGCCAGCAGGGGTTGTATGTGAAACAGCTCCAGCACCGTCATTAATATTGACAGTAATGGACTTGCTTGGGAAGTTGGTAGACTCGAAGAATCTTACTCCTTCAAAGACGAAACCGCTTGGCATGACTGGCTCTCCAGCGACAAACTGAGCTTGTCCGAACTGTCCACCACCATATATAGCTTGGTTAGGTTGGCCTGCACCCATTAACGGCGAACCTTGTCCAGGCATACCAGGGTAACGAGCAACTTCACGGAAGCCTTGATCTGCACGTAGATCCTTCATGAATGAAGGGTCAGCGATACAACGGTAATATCCGTCCTCAAAAACAGGAACGTGACGCTTACGTAAACTCTTAACTACTTCAAGTAAATCAGTTTTTACATTGAACTTGAAACGCTCAGAAGCATATTCTGTAGCTGTATAAGTAGTTAGAGTAGTTGAGTTTGTTTTAGCCTTACCATTTGGATAGTAGTATCCACCTTGTGAATCGCTACTTTGTCCTCGTGATTCACTCTTAAATAACTCATCAATGAAGACTCTATCTCTCCATCTTCTGTAATCATCTAAAAGAGTGAGCGATCCAATGCTCTGGTGGAACATGTTTAAGTTCCCAGTATCGAGCAATAGTCGCTGTGCTGTCATCAACGTCTCACGAGCAATTTTGAAAGTGCTAGGGAGGTTGGTGTTGTTTGGATCGGCTGGTCCTGTATACTCACGAAGAGATACAAGAACTTTATCCTTAACAATAGACCTGCTGTTTGCTGTACCTATGGTTTGATCCTGAGTACGCTCACGGCTTGTCTTTGTTCCTGGATTGCCGAAGAACCTGTAACGGTCAAGTTGAACCGTTTGTCCAGGTTGTTTCGTGAAGTCATGAACCACTACAGGCTCAGATGCCATCTCCACGATATAAGCTGGGTGGGGCCTATAAAGCTCCGCACCTAACAGCTTCGGAAAATCATTATCAATAAACATTTGGTTATTTCAGCGCAGGTTTGCTGATACCAGAGGAACAAAATCCTCTATTTCTGGAATAGAGATTCCATTATCAATAATTATATCAAAGGTTTATCAATGCCGTTATATAAGTTATGTCTACTTAAGATCTGTTATATGCAGAATAAGGACCTGGAGGTAATGCTCCATTAGGGTGTCCAATGGCTCCCATATTCTGTCCATGAGGCTGTAATGCATTTTGTGAAGGAGGTTGCATCGCCATCAATCTTTCGGCTTCTTGAGCCATTAAAAATGCTTCTAATGCTTTTTGTTCGTCCATTTGGATATTGATAATAAAAAGAGGGGCAGAACTAACTACCCCCTTTATTTAATGGATCACTCCATTACGAGGAGCTTTTGACGGAAGATCTCAGGATTCTGCTGGGCAGCATTTAAATACTTCCATGCATTCTGAGGATCTCTATCTGATGCGGTTCCAAAGCTATTCCAGAAGTCAGTAGGTGTTCCCTTTGCTTGTGGGCTTGGAGGTGCAGGCATCTGAGGTCTCTGTGGGGCAGGTCTCTGGCCAGCAGCAGCTTGAGCAGCAGCTTGTTGTTGTCTAGCTGCAGCAACTTGTTGTGCAGTTGGTGCTGGTCTTCCAGGTGCTTGTGTCGCTGGACGTTGGCCTACTGTGCCACCTGGAGCAGTTCTCGCAGCTTGTGCAGCTTGAGCCTTTGCTACAGGATATGGACCCTGTGGACCGAAAAACTTAGTTGTATAATTTGCAAGGATATTTGGGTTAGTAAGAATCTTCTTATATGCTTTATGCTCAGTATTCAACTGCTTAAGTAAACCAACTCCCTTCTGTAATTGACCAGTAGTCTTAGCTAAAGAATCTTCTAGCTTACATGAATAGTCATTAAGAATAGCAGGTGCGTCAGGACCAAAATGATCAACGACTTGAAGACTTGCCTCGCTTATTCCTGGAGCCTGTTGTTGACTCTGAAGAGAAGTTTGGGAAGAGCCGTTGGAGAAGCCCTGGTTGCTGTTGATCCCAGGAGTAGAGGTCGGCGCTACCCCGTTGCTGAATGGGGTTGTTTGTTGGGAACCGTAGTTGCCCTGGCCTACTGCTGGAGTCTGAGTCGATTGTTGACCCTGGAATGGGAACTGGACTGGAGAACTCAGGAGTCCGACGACCTTGTTGAACGCCTCCTTGTATGGATTGTCCTGTTGTGGGGTTGCCTGGGGTGTCTGGTAGCTTGACGGTGTAGGGCTGTATTGGGGTGTCTGTACGCCCATCTGCGCTTGCACTGCTGGTGCTGGTGCCGCCATCGGCTGGGAGGTTGCCACCCATTGGGGAGACGTTCCCACTATTGGTGCCTGTGCCGCTGATTGAGCCACGGGCGCTACCGGTGCCCCGAAGCTGCTCGGCTGGGTCTGGGATACTTGGGGTGCCGATTGGGTCGGAACTGCGATATCGTCCGCCATAGGTTAATTCCTTTTGTAAATTTTCGAGTGTTCTGTATAAGAATGGAGTGAGATCCAATCTTGGATCCGCAGCCATCGGTAAATTCGGTTGCTGCGGATGAGGCGTTCTCATCTCTTGATTAGTTAAATCAATGAAAGCAGAGAGCGCTCTCTGTACTTCTCCAACCATTCTGAACGGATAACCAGAGAGCATCCCTGCAATCTCGTCGTCCGTTTTGGAAGGAAATAAGTACTTCAGTGCTTCTATGCTATCAACGCCTAATTCTTGAAGGTTTCTAGTAAAGATAGATTGATTCAATTTGTCCTGTGCAGTATCTTCATATACAGGCCCCATCCATCTCCATAACACACTTCTGTCACCATCGGGTGCAAGACCTACTACTCCATCAGGAATATCACCTGTTTCTAAAACCCCGTCAAGTGCTTGTTTTAATTTCTTCTCATAATTAAATTTACTCTTCTCATATTTATCTACTTGTTTCTTATCATTTATATCTTCAGGTAGTACTGGATACTTAATTCCTGAAACAAATGCAAGTGACTTCTTAAATAACTGCTCTTCTTGGAAAATTATTAATTCAAAACACTTACAAATACCATAGGTATAAAGCTGTAAACACTTCTTCTTAGCAGTAGCACTAACACGTCCATAAGCTGATTTAATCTCAGTTGCGGTTACGTTAGAGATACTTAAGTCATCTATACCACCTAGAGCAAGACGTAATTCACTACGTAGCTGTTCAGCATACCTAGCTTGGTCAGTACTAACAGCATCTGGAGTAATAAATCCAACTCTGTCCGAAGGTTCTAAATTAGCAATAACACGAGGAACTCTCATGCCACTACCAGGTCTTCCTATATAACCAGGTTGCATCCTAGTTGTAGGATCCTGTTTATATGTAGAACTAGAAAGGTTGAAATCAGATTGGAATCCAGATTGACTTGAAATACTTGGACGTTGTACTTCAGCATCCGCAGAACTTTCAACGATATCTTGCTTAGGTCGAGAAGATAATAAAGTTGGATTACCAAAGAATGATAGGTTTGCTCTAATGTTTTTAACCATCTCATCATGAGCGATTATCTGATTAGCCAACCACTCAAATTCTCCTGTACCTTCTGTACCAAATGCATCAGGATTATTAAAAACTTCTACACAAGGAATAAATTCCATTGTGTTCTCTACTATCTTCTTATCTAACATTCCTACTTCGCTATATTCTTGATCAAACGTTATTTCTTGTTCACTATGAAACTCTTCTATCTCAGTAGCAGTAATACGTAAACGCATATAACGTTTATCAGTATTAGTCGATAGATTTGCATTAATACCTTTCTTCTTCTTAACTTTATAAGGGTAGATGATGATTACTTCTTCTAAATCCCCTTCTGGTGTGTAATACGTCCTATACGAATCTTTATCAAACCAATAAATACGATACGTTTTTCTTGCAGGTCTTATATAAAATAAACCTTTACCGTAAGCTAAAAATCTATCCCAAATAGAATCTAATCTTGCATCTAACTTATTAAACTTAATTACCTGTTGAATAAAATCAAAACGTTGCGTACCTAAGTTGTCTTGTTCAGGAAAGAATTCAACTCCTTGCCTTATCCCAAACATCTTCATTTGAGATAAATGGGCATTAATAAGCATCGTATCTGCTGTGCTATTGCCATCACGGTCTATGACCGCTTTGACCATAGAATCAATTGCAGACTTAGTATTACTATCACTCATGAGTAATTAAGATTTAATCTATTCTTCAATGGTGTAACCAGCGTGAAGACGAACGAGAGTAATAGTATCTCCTTCTACTTCAACATTAAATCTCTCACTAGGTTGAAGAGACATGTCATGGCAGAGTTCATCAGAAAGCGGAATGACGACAGAACCGTAAGCATCCTGCTCAATTTCTATAACTGGATAACTAGTAGACATTGAAAGTTTGTAATTCTAGTTTAAATCGTCAATACTCTAACTCTAGTTTTCCTCTGGTCATTAATCCATTGCATAACCAAACGAGAGCATCAACACAGTCATCATGAGAACTAACACCGAAATTTATAATCTCATCTTTTAAAGGACCAAACCTACGATATTTATTAAATATGATTTTTCTTTGCTCAAAAAGACCCATAATACCTCTAAAACGTGCAACTTTATCTCCTCTAAAGCCTTTGACTGCATGCCATAAAACATTATAAAGACCATGCTCACCTTGACATATTCTTTTGAAATCAGCTTCTAATGATGCCTGATATGCAACAGCTTCAGACCAAACATGTATAGAACTTCCTGTTGGAAAATAATTTGTTCCATCTTTATGAACAACTCCCCATTCTTCCATCATTTCCATTAAAGCTTCTAACTTCTCTAGATTCCCCATTATCCTTAGCCTTTTACAATCAATAATATGAATTTTATCTCCTACTCTTCCTCCCATAACAAAAACAGTAAAATCATTTTGTTCCCTAACTCCTGCTGATAAATCAACTCCTATTCCCATTGAATCAAATTCAGTTGCTATTGAACCTTTTACTATTAAATCTGGTGATAAAGATAACTCACTTGTTTGAACGATCTGATTCTGATACTGAAAACTAAATGCAACTGGAGCTTGTCTTCTTCTATCTCGTAAATACTCTAAAGACCACATTTCTGGCCAATATGAAATCTCTTCTCCGTTCTTATCAACAGTGATAGCAGATTGTACTATTTGAACCCAGTCATTAGATTTAGTAAAAGTACTTTGATGTATATCATCATGACGGAATCGAGTTCCTAAACAAATAGCTCTTCCACCTTCAAACATAGTTGGAACAATAACTGAATTCCAGTTATCTTCCATTGCCTGACGAATATCTCTATTTTTAATATCATCAGCACTTTTGATAGCGTCATCAATAATACAAAGATGTGAACGTTTAGATGTCACAGCACCTTTCAGTCCTGCACAACAAACAGTAAATTCTTCTTCACCAGTAGATTTAATTCCTGCAAACTTCCAGTCAATACTCCAAT